TATTTTTGGAGCTGGTGACAGGAGTTGAACCTGCAACCCACTGATTACAAATCAGCTTTATTCTACCATTTATCGATAAAAATTTAAAGTTTGTTAGTCTTACGTTAGCTTATTAAGCTTAAAAATTCAGCTTTTCAAGTTTTGGCTGCATGTAAAAATAACACATTTTGTGTCGTTTTACAATGCGGTTATCTTACGCATGACCAACTCATACTCTTTCGGGTATGCAAGCTTTATGGCGCTCATGTGCTCATCAAGCACTTCCATCAAGCCGCCAAAGGGTGCGGCGCTGGCCGCTTCCACGAACTCGCTTTGCGGATTTGCTTTTGTTGAGTATGCCGCCGGGTACGACGTGGGAGGCAGCGCTTGAGTCTGCCTTTCTGCCGGCGCCTGCTTTTCTTCCAGCTCGTCCCGCACAGTGCAGAGGGCGGCAAGCTTGTTGACGCTCTGCCAGCTGGTTTCCTCGCACTTGAGCTTGCGGATGTGCTCATTGATCTCGTCAATATCCATGCCTGCCACCCTCCTCCCTTATGCGTTACGCAGAATGTCCGCCGCGCGTTTGTAAGCGTCTCGCTCTGCGCCGGTGGCGTCCTGCATCATGTCCTCGATGTCAGAGATCATGCGATCACGGCCATCCGTGCGGGAGTAGTGTCCGCGCACATAGTGACGGCCACGGTTGGCGTAGCTGTTGCCCCGGTTGTAACCGTTTCCAGCGTCGCGGTTGAAGGATCCACGCATGTCAGCTTCCCGCTCGCCCGCACGGCTGTACTCGCCGCCCTCGCAGTAGTCCTCGATGCGGTGGATGTCCAGAATGATGTCCACGATCTCGCCGATCATCTCGACATCGCCCGGGGATCGGTTCTTTTTGTCGGTCAGCTCCATGAGCTCGTCGCACATCTCATCCTTCAGGTGATTCAGCTTATCCAGCATAATTTATCTCCTTTCTTACGCTACCCGCTCAACGATCAGATTGCTGTTTGCAATGCTGACAGCCTGGGTACTGGTGTTTTTGAGTGCCACGGTCACGCAGCAGCCGCGCGGCACCTCGATAAACGCAGCCACGAACACATTGAAGTAATTTTCGACTGCCGCCGGGGTGACAATGGCTGTCGCGCTGGTCAGCGACTCACCGCCGACAGCCAGCGCCACGGAAATGGGTCCCACAGTGCCGCCGGTGGGAATGGCAATATTGCCGCCAAAGCTTACCTTGAAGCGCGCTTTGCATTGATTGGTCAGACCGCGCAGGGTCACGAGGCCGCTGCCCTCACGGTGCATGATGCAGGCAGGGGCTTTTACCGCGGTCTCAGTCAGGGGAAGGTTTTCACCCGCTACCACGCTGACGGTGTTAGAGTTGCTAAATTCTGCCATTTTATCGGCTCCTTTCATAGAAAAACGCCGGGACTGCTGCCCCGGCGCTCTGGTTCGCAAAATCAGCTCAGGGGCTGAACATTTTCCATTTTGGAAAAAGTTGCCGTGATTCAGTTATGCGCAGCTGCCGCAGCCGGTCCCACAGCCATAGTAAATGGCGTTTGGGTTAGGCACCTGATAGGCAGGCACGGGAACCTTCTGCTGAAGCGTTCCGATGATCTGGTTGGTCTGCGCATTCATTGCGGTGGTCAAGAGCGCGCTCTGGCGTTCCTGAGAAGCAGCCCGGCGCAACTCGTTGTTCTCGCTCTGCAGGGTGGCGATCTTATCATTGGTCAGGAAGTCGAGCACCGCGCGGGTGTTGCTGTTCTGATTCTCGATGATGTCCCGGGTGTTGTTGTTCATGGTGTTCTGCGTTGCGCAGAAGCCCTGCTGCATCTGGTTCCTGGTGTCGCACTCCTGCGTGGCCAGATTGTAGTTGACGCCCTGAATCCCGGTCTGGGTCTTGCAGCAGCAGTCTGCCAGCTGTGTAGCCAGAGCATTCTGCCCCTGCATCAGCGCAACATTGGTGCTGTTGAAGCCCTGCTGCATGGCGTTGGTGACACCGTTCAGGCCCTGCTGCACGCCGTTGAAGCCCTGAAGCATCCCGGTGTTCATGGCATAGAAACCATCGCACAGGCCGCTTTCCAGCCCGTTCAGCTTGTTCATGACGCTCTGGTTATCAAAGCCGCGCTGCAGATCTGCCTGGGTGACAGCGCTGGTCATATAAGGCGAAGCGCCGCCCATGCCGCCGCCCCAGCCAAAGCCGCCCATGCCGCCCCAGCCGAACATGCCGAAGATCAGAAAGAGGACGATCCAGCCCATCCAGTCGCCGCCCCAGCCGTTGAAGCCGTTGCTGTAACCGTTGGCGGGCTGTACCGGCATGGTCATAACCGTGCTATCAGAAGAAAGAGACATAGTTTTACTCCTTTACGTTAGATTTTTGAATTTATTCTAAATGCGGCCGCATTTTAGAACCCAAACATATTTTTCATGCTGTTGAGCATCGGCGCGATCTGCTGCGCCCGCTGCTGAATGGCGTTGAGCTGCTGTTGTGAGAGCTGGCCAGTGGAAACCATCTGGTTTATCATCTCCTGCGGGTTCTTGCCCTGCATCTGGCCCATAAACTGCCGAAACTGCCCACCAATGGGGTTGTTCTGAGCCTGTCCGCCCATCGAATTAAACAAGCTGCTGCTCATCGTTTAGCCCTCCTTTTCTGGCTCTGGTGCTTCCTGCTTTTCCAGCGCCGCCAACTTTGCCGCCAGCGCATCGAACTCCTTGCGGGTGACATACTCCCCGCCTGCGGCTTGCGTGGCTGCAATCGATGCTTTGGGGCCGCTGGTGCGCTCCTTGTAGTCGTAGATGCGGAGCGGGAACGGTCTGCCGTCCTGCCCAACTTCCTTGATGTAAAAGGTATCGGAATCGGCATCCAGTAAAAGCACCCGGCTCCCGTTGGCGACCAGATAGCCTCGGGCTGCCGCTTCACCCTGTACCCAGATAAAGCCGCTGTCCGTCGGTGCGGCCTGCCCCTGCATTGTCGGCATCATGACGGGCTGGGGCTGGTACTGCGCCGCCCTCAGCTGCTCGAGCTGCCCTTGCGGCTGTTGCGGGTAATACACTTGCGGGTATCCGTTAAAAATCGACATCATTTACTCCTCCTTGTACCAGTAGTAGATCGGGCATTCCGCGCCGCTGTCCCAACTGTCCCACCACTTGCCGTCGATGACGGCCAGAACGTGGCCGGAGCAGCCCAGTACATACACGCCGTGCGGGTACTCCCGGGCAAAATCTGCCACGGTGTAACAGGTGGAGCAGCCCTCCTCCACCATGCGGCGCTTGTAACCCTGCTTTTGGAGGTATGTGCCCCATGTGCGGTTGGCGCTGGGCATATCGCCGAGGGCGTAACCAGTGAGCGCAAGGCTGATATACGCTTGCTCCCAGCTCCGGCCGGTGGCCGCCGCTACCGCCCGCACAGCACAGTCTCCGACGCTGCTCCCGTGGGGGTTGGGGTTAAACTTGTGCCACATGGCGCTTCCCTCCCTTTGCGCTCAGTTTACCTTTTTAAGGAGAGTTAAGAGGCAACGAACGTACAACGAAGGACAAAAACACTCAGTTGAATCCTACTCAAATCTGACACAACTGATACAAAACGAACAAAAAAATAAGGCAAAGTCTGGTTACTATGCCTGTATCACTTGTATTAGTTTTATGGTATAATGATGGTGTCAAAAGGAAACACAGATGGAGGCACAAAAAATGAAATACTCTTGGAATACCGCCCGCGGCGCAAAAATCGAACTCGACATTGACAAAAAGGTCATTACCGAAAAAACTATCTCGAGCGACGGCAACGAGTTCTCCGTATTGTGCCACGAATGGCAGTACACCATCAATTCCCTGCTGGTGAATGGGCAGGAAATGAAGGCGGGTGCCTACAAGCAGCAGATCGGTCGTTGGCCGGAGAACGTGCATTACGCATTCGGCGTGTATGTGATGGTCAATGGCAAAAAGCAGAAAGCATTCGTTGAGATCCCCGATGCGATTGAAAGCGAAATCTACGGCGAAGAGCGGGCTTACCAGAAGGCAAAAGTCGAAAAAGAACTTGCCGTTGCCGAGGAACACGAAAGCCATTACAACGCCGTGATGGACATGCTGAACAAGTGAATGTTAGGAGGACAAAATGGAAAACACCACCATCCAAAATCTGGGCAAGCTGTACCGTTTGCTGGATAAAGCCTGCAACCCCGACCGCGTGAATCAGGCAGACCTTGATAACGCTACGAGGTTTCCCGTGCGTGGCGTGATGATGAAGATCACGCTGGCGCACAAGCTCCACAAGATGACACCGGAGCTGGACAATGCCTGCGCCTACGTCCTGAAGGATGTAGACCTTGAGGACGTGGATAACAGCTTTGCGCTCAAAGCATTGCCGTTGCAGCAGCAAGGCATGTTCCAAATCGGGTATATGTCACCCGATTATAAGACACTCGGCGTGTCTGCCGTAAAAATCAAGGCCGCCCGGGAAAACGCCGGGCTGACCATCCGGGCGCTGGCAGAAAAGGCCGGGCTGTCCACTGCAACCATCCAATATGCGGAATCCGGGAAGGCTGTTCCAAGAGTAAACACCCTCGAAAAAATCGCAAATGCCTGCGGTGTTGCCATCGCCGACTTGCAGGGGTGAGTCGCATGATAGAAAAAAGGCGCGTGATATGCGACAAGGCCTTTGAGGTCTATCTATTAGAGGAGCTTCTCCTGCGGGCGCTGCGGGAATATCTCAAATAAACAAAAAGCCCCGGTGCTCTGTTTGGAGCATCGGGGCTTTTACGTCTCACGCTGGATGTGCGGGAGACTGGCCAGTTGTACAAATATCCACCCTGTTGTGCTTCTTCGAGAGGCCGGGCGGATTTCGTTGACATTATTTTACAACGTATCCAGCATTTTATCAATGCCTTTCAGCCGGTAGCCTATCGCCGTCCGGCTGTAATGTGTTTGTGCTGCAATGTCCGGCAGCGGAAGCCGCTCAACATACCGCAGTAAGGCTATCTTACGGTCTACCCTCCCAAGCGGTGCGTTTTTGATGGCTGCGGTCATCTGCTGTCGGTCAAGTCCTTGCAGCGCAGCGGGCAGCACCACACGAGCCGCCGCCACAGGCAGCACCGAGCCAGAAAGGCTGCGGCAGCTGTCCGGCGTTGCGCACTCGAGCGGTCACAGCACGGTAATGCCCCATTTTGCCGCCGTTGGCAAAATGGTCACACACTGCGGGCCACAAAATCGGGTACGCACGCTGATCATAATAGTAGCGAGGCGTTTGCTCGTATGTAGTGCTTTCCATGATATCCTCCTTACTGCGTGATTTCCTCAGCGTTCGCCTTGTCCTCAGCGTCCAGCGCGTCATAGTACGCCTGCGCCAGTGTCTCCACCTCTGTGAGGTCATCTGCGGTAAACAGTCCGTTGTCGTAGTGCATGTATGCTTTATCCAGCCAGAACGCAACATCGCGCCCTGCGGCGATTTCCCGCTTAATGGAGCGTAACGTCAGGTCGTGCCTGGCTTTGGATTTGACAGCCATAGTCAGTCCTCCTTATGTTGTTGTCATGGACGCTACTGCGTCCTCAATGCGTTTGATGGCGATGTTCACGTCCCTCTGATACCCCAGCTGGATGCCTGCGCCGTCGCTCGCTTGAACCACGGTGTCGGGTGCGTAGGCAATCAGCGCTTTGTAGGCGGCAATTTCAGCAGGGGTGAGCGGAGTTTCGATGGGAGCGTCGAGAACGTAGAATAAAATGTATTCTCCTTCTTCCGGGTTTTTAGCGCCAATGGGAATAAAAACCTGAGCATTGGTTATGTCTACATAAAAGTGAATGGTATCGCTAGTAAACGAAACGAAATATGGCAATCTATTGCATAGGGCTTTTACTGTATAATCTTTACCTTTGAGTGGCAACAGAATCGCAAGTCGTTTTGTTGCCGCAAGGTTAGTGGAACCTGTAATTACACAGGTTGACAAGTCTACAGCGTTCACCCTCTGCACCTTCACCCCTCTTTCCAAGTCCACCTCGTCGCACACCCACTGCTGGCCTGTGCTGTCAGTGTAGTTGCCGCCAGAGGTGACGGGGATGCCGGGTAAGCCGTTGGGTGTGGGGAGCGTGAGAAGCTGTTCACGGTAGGGGGAGTAGGCGGTGGCGGTTGTGCCGAGTTCGAGCTGTGGGGCAATCGTAAAATCAACGGTTGTCCCTTTAGGGATATTCATTGCAAACTTCAAATAACCGGGGGCATCAGGTCTGCTAAAAGCGCCAGTATCATACGGCTTTGAGCCAGTACAACTCAGTCCCAGCGTCACAAAATCGCTGTACTGTATAATAACACCGTCTGGGATTTTACCCGCTCTTACAGTTATTGACATTGTTACGTTCGATTTCACAAATAGAGGTATTTTTTGTTCTGAATCAAATATATCTGCTGCCCCTGTAGCTGTACCGTAAACGTGCACTAACTGAGATTCCACGTTGTAATCCATCGTAACACCGTTTTTAGCAATTTGCGTGTCCTTCTTATAGGGCTGAATCAGATTCTTCCCCGTCACCTTCACCGCCACGCTCCCGCCGTCACCAGCGCTCACGATAGGCACAGGTGCATCCGGCGTGGGTGTGCCGTCCTGCGTGCTCCGACCGTACACGGTCAGGCCGCACAGGGGCGCAGAGAAAGCATCGTCAACGCTGAGCGGGTTGCCCGTCTCAGTGCCAACAAGGATGTTCTGCCGGGTCTTGACTGCGCTGATCGCGTCACCTGTGGCTTTTGCTTCAGCGGCTTCGCCCTCGTGGGTGAGGGTGGTGTCCAGTGCAACGGCAGGGCCTTGAGGTCCGGGTTGCAGCATCAGGTTAAGCACCGGATTTTCAGGTGTGCCGGTAATGTAGGCGGAAGGCTTGTCTCCGCTGGACACCGTACCGATCGTCAGAACAGGCGTTGCACCGGTTTTGCCGGTTTGACCATTTAAGACATCGATTGTTTTTGTACCGTCTTTGTCAGTGATGCTGACACGATGGCCATTTTCGATATCAGTTACAGTCACAATTGGGGACTTACCGTCATTGCCGGGCTCGCCTTTGAAGTCTCCGCTTGCAATGCCGTCCTTCAGCTCCTGCAGACTGCCAGCGGCTTCCTGCGCGCTCTGGTCTGCATTGCCTGCATTGGTGGCCGCTTCGCTAGCAGCGGTCTGGGCGGCTTCTGTAGAGGTTTTCACCTGCTTGAGGGCCTTGTCCCGGGCCGTATCCACAGCCTGCGTGGCGGAGGTCTGCTTGTCACCGATGGCTTTCAGTGCGTCCTCTTTGGCGGTGATGGTGTCAGAAAGAGCCTGCCCGGCCTTTTTGGCAGATGCCCCGGCCTGCTGTGCTGCCGTCTGTGCATCGGTCTTGGCCTGCTCTGCGGCGGTGGCATCGGCGTGGACGGCATCCACCAGCTGCTGCCATGCAGGGGTGCTAGGCTCCGGCTCTGTGCCGTCCTCAGTGCCGCTGTTGGCACTGACACGATACCGCAGGTCTGCGCTGGTCACGGTCTTGGTGCCGTCGCTGCCCTCAAAGGTGATGCAGCCGCTTCCGGGCTGTGCGGTCACGCTGGCAGGCACGTCCACATAGCCGTCCACCACCAGCGAGGATGCCGGGTCTTTGCCGTCCGGGACGTGCCAGAAGCAGCGGATAGCCAGCCCCTCCCACTCGCCAGTGGCACTGACGGCAAGGCGGTACACGCCCCGGTTCTTGGTGTAGCCAAAGCGCACCAGCTGCTCATAGCCCGGCACTTTGACGACGCCATGGTCAAGCCATCTGCAAGGGCCGCGCTTATCTTGTCTTCGGTCTGTAAAATAGGGGTCCGGCCTTTGGCACTCGGGTACCAAAGCCGGGCGTGGAAGGTGCCGGACTCATTCCAGCCGCCGGGAATTGTCGGCTGATAGGTCAGATACGGCAGTTCTGCGCCGGGAGGGATGTTATCTTCCAGGTAGCCGGGGATGCCAAAGCTATTAAAAAAGGCGTTCAGCGCCCGGTTAATGCTCTCAGACGGTCCCATTACGGCAGCACCGCCTTTTTGCACTTCACGGCCCGCAGGCCCATGCCGGATTCTTCCGGGGCGCCGCCCTCATCGGCTGTGCTCGTCACCTGAAAGGTCTGCCCGTCGCTCACCCGCTTGACGTAGTCCGGGAAAGCCAGAGGCACACCGGTGTTGACCAGCAGCGTATAGGTTGACGCTGTGGCCGCCTGCTCTGCAACCTGAGCCTCCACGGTGGTATCGTGGCGCTCTACGGCCTCAAACTCGGGGCCGTCCTGCCAGCCGGACACAAAGCCGCCCACGCCGTCCGGCTCATAGCTGCGGGTCTGGAAACGGTATTTTTTTGTAAAGCCCTGCATCACGGTGGATGCAGTGAACGAATTGACCATGTCACATCTTCCTCCAATGATTGATCTCGGATTTATAGCGGGTCTTGCCGTCTGCGGGCAGGCCGTCCGTGCCTGTAGCCATCGTGCCGGACCACCCGGCAAAGGACTGGGACACATACACGCCGCCGGACGGGAGCGCCTTGTCGTATGCGTCAATCTTTTCGGCCAGTGCCACAAAGGCAGGCGGCACACGCATAGGCTGCACTGTGCCGTTAAAGGTCTCCGCCACCAAATCACCGTCCCCGGCTTTGTGTACGCCGTCGTTAAAGATGGATCCGCACACAAGGAAATACTGCCCCGGGACTACCCCGGCGGGAACGGTATCCGGCTCAAAGGCAAACTCCCCCGCAATGGGGTCGTCTGCCCGGTCAAAGAAATTGTGCGTCAGTGCGCACAGCTCAGGGACAGCCATTGGATGCCTCCTACTCAAAAGGGGCGATTACTCGCCCGGGGTGATAGTCTGGACAGAGATGCCGTCCAGATACTCAGCGAACAGGGTCATGCCCATGACGGCGAAGCTCTCAGAGACTGCGGTGTGGTAGTTGCCCTGAGTGTGGAAGCCGATGAGGTTGCTTGCCTCGCCCGCGGTGGTGTAGACCAGACCGGCCTTGGAAAAGTCGCTGTCGGCGGGGTCAACATAGTACAGGACGATGTTGTCCACCGGGGTTGCGATGACCTTTCCTCGCGCGATTTCGCCGCTGGAAAGCAGGAAGATGGTGTTGTAACCCATGAAGTCCTTGATATACTGGAAGCCGAACTGGTTCTGGACAGTGATGTTGGCTGCGCCCAGGTACTCGTACACATCCAGAATGTTGGCGAAGCCCACGACGCCGGTGACGGTGCGGTGCATGTTCTTGAACTTGTCCTCAACGCTGCCCTTGGCCATCGCCAGAGCCATCTGGAAGGTCTTGGGGGTGCCTTTCAGGGTGCCGGTGTTCAGGTACTTGTAAAAGCGGTCGGTGACGTTCGCGGTCAGCTGGTACAGGAACTCGTCATCGGTCTTCTGAACGGCGACATCGTAGCCGTACTTCTTGATGGCTTCCAGCGAGACGGCTTTGGCGAACTTTTCGACAGTAATGTCAGCATAGGTCTTTTCTTTGACGGTGAACTTGCTGTAGGGGATCTCCTCGCCCTCAGCAACAGTGCCGATCTGAAGCGTACCCTCGGCGTACTTGCTCTTGAGGGTAGTGCCGGGCTGCATCCGAATGGGGCGCATGATGCCCATGATGTCGCGCAGATGCTGCCAGTTGCGCTGGAAGCGGGTGACGAAGTCGATTTCTCGGGGGTTGATGGTAATGTCGGTAGTTACGATAAGGTTTTCTTTTGCTGCCATATGTTATTCCTTTCCGCCGCCCGTGAAAAGGTCGGCATTTGCAGCAATCGCAGCCTGGCGTTCGTCAGCGTCCTTGATTGCAAAAATCTGGTCTTTGGTCATTTTGGAGCCGGTGTTGGTGGGCGGGGTGTCCACCTTTGCGCCGGTGGTCTTGGTTGTAGCCACAAAGTCGCCCCATACGTCTTTCTGGCTGTCCATGAACTTCTTCGCGTCCTTGACCTTGCCGTTCTCGTCCAGCTCCAAAGCATCGATGTCCGCGCCGGTCATTTTTACAACGCGGTCAAAGTGCTTTTCCAGCACGCCATTGTCCTTCAGCAGCTGCTTGTATGCCGCTGCTTTCGTGGCCCGGGTGTCCTTCTGGGTCTGCTGGGCCTTGTAGTCGGTCAGCGCCTTTTCGGCGGCCTGCTTGTCGCCATTGGCTGCATCCCGGTCCTTCTCGGCCTGTGTGCGGGCTGTTTTTTCTGCATCCAGCTGGTCTTTGAGTTCGTCTGTCTCCTTGTGCAGGGCGTCCAGAATGGCTTTTGCCTTGTCATCGTTGGAGGTTTCGGGGTTCTCCAGAATCGTGCGGATGTCAGCTCTTTTGAGTGCCATGTGATAGTCCTTTCCGCCCTTGCTCGGGCTGCCATGCTTGGCAATAAGGTTTATTTGCCGGACGTGCTGCCGGTATGGTGCCGCCTGTGGGGCTTGAACCCACGGCCCCCGGATTACAAATCCGGCGCTCTGCCAACCTGAGCTAAAGCGGCATAAAAAAGCGGCTGACGCTGTGCGCCAACCGCTAGGTATCAAATTTCAACATGAGAACTGACGTTATAACCGCCAGCCCATTCAACAACGATTTTGATATACGCAGGCCTCATGCCAGTAGACTTGTAAAACAAACCAAGCTCTTCTTTGGCAATTTTTGCTTGACCCCAAAAATCCTCCGGGCTCATTTTTTGCAGTTTTGCTCTTTCTGCGTTCCCTGCGCCTCTTCTTCGCAATTCTTCTAGGAGCCCTTCATAAAGCCCCCAAAGCCATTGAGCCTCTTCTATCAGCTCTTCGTTGGAAAGCTCTTCTCTAGGTTTCTGTTCAACTTTGTCTTTGACGAACACATGCAAAATAGTGTCTTTGAAAGAAATTCCCATGCTTATACCTCCTTGTTTCCTTCTTCCACCGCAATCTCTCGCAGCTCGTCAATGTGTTCTTCCACTGCCGGGCGGAGGAACGGACGGGCTTTCATGCCCCGGGTAAAGTGCCACTTGCCGTTGAAGTCTTTCCAGACCCACGGCGTTTTGCGTCCGTTGCCTTTCTCGGCAAAGATTCCCGTGCCCAGCTCCACATAGACGCTGTAAAACAGGTTGCTGCCGATGGTCACGGCCTTTTTGGCAAGGTCTACGGAGTAGGTCAGGCTCTGCTTAAGTGCGCCGCCCACGTAGCCCTCAATGCCCGTGCTGTCTGCCGTGCCAGTAGGCACAAGCAGCTGGGCGTAGTCCTGCACCTTCATGCCCCAGATGGTCAGCACCCGCTCCGCCCACGAGTCCAGCGCCTCATGCAGCTGCGGGGTGTTGTCCGTGAATTTGATGTCGTAGTTAAATTTCATGGTTTACCGAACTCTCCACGTCTTGGAATTTTTTCTTGCGCGGTAGTAGGTCTTTCCCTCAAATGTCACTTCAAGTGCGCCCCTGTCCATTGCAGAACCCAAAACGGAAGAAAGCGACTTTGTTTCAGCTGCCTTTTTGTTTGCAGTTGACTTTTTCTGCACATCTTTCATAAAAGAATTGACGTTTTGCCGTTTCTGTGCCGTGTTATCCGCTGCCTTTTGCACCTGATTCTGGTTAAACCTTGCAGGGCCGGAAACGTAGGGATTCGCAACCTTCGTCTGAGCCTTTAGCTGTTCCGTTGTCAGTTCATGCAGTTTATCCAATGCCGCCGATTTTTCCTGCTGAGTAAGATTCGACTGTTGGATTTTCTTCACGTTCGCTTCATACTCGCGCTTTGTTGCGTCGCCAGCATCAAACAACGAAAAATCATTCGATCTTCTTACCAGCGTACTATCCAAACTTTTTGTTCCATTTGCGCCGCCCCCTGCTCTCGCAGAGCTACCCGAACCTCGTTTACTCACGGTAGTGCCTCCTCTCGTATTGAAATGGCTTGATTTTGGTCACGTTCCAGTCGAACTCCGCCGGGCATTTGCCATACCACAAAATACCGCTTGGTTGCAGTACTTCCAGCGCCTTGCGGCAGTGTTTGGCAAAGCACTCTGCTTCGTATGGGTCAGATTGTGTGCCGTGGCTCGAAATGCTCACAATGGCGTTTCTAGGTTCTCCGTCAAAGCACCAGTCATAACTTTGCTCTCCGCACCAACAAAGCGTTGGAATGACGTGGATGCCGTGCGCCTGCCAGTATGCCGCCAGCCAGTGCTTTTTGTAGTGCATGAAAAGCTGCACTGCAAGCGGCATATCGCTGTAAAGCGAAAAATCAGGCGAACATACTGCACCGAACTGCTGCAAAAGTGGGATATACTTGTCCGGGTTGTTCCAGAACCGCTCAAACTGGTAATCGTCCTTGTAAAAATGCACGCCTTTTGTGGCCTTGTCTTTGGCTGTCAGCGCATAATTGACAGGGATCCATTCCAGCTTGTCAATGCGGATGTCCGTTTCCGGCTTGATTTCAGGGATGCCATACTTGCCCACGCCCGAAAAAATCATCTTTTCGGTGTTTTCCATCGGCAAGATCACAGTTCATCCCTTCTTTCTTTTTCTGAATCCTTCCATTGTCCTAATAAGGCGTTTGTGTGCTCCATGCGGCTTTGCGCCATTTCCGTAGGAAGGCCGCGCGTGTTTTGGCTTAATGTAACCACACGGGGGCTTAAAATCACGGCAAAAGTTCAAGAAAAAGTCATCGTTGATTACGACAATCCCAAACTTCTTATTTTTCATGCTTTGCGCTCTCCTTTCTGCGTTTTCTCTCTTCCGCCCACCACATCTGTTCGGCTTCCTTGCCGCCCTTGGATTTATACCACTCGGTGTAATCCATGACGGGGGTGGTCTCTTTGGTCACATTGTCCCTCTGCATGGCGTTCCGCCGGGGATACCTGCCCAGAGTAGAGGACAGCACACAGCGGCAGTGGTAAACCATCTCCGGGGCTGCGTTGGGGTCGCCGGGGCGCTGAATCTCATAACCCATGACCTTGAACGGCTCGTCGAGCTCTGCCGTCTGCTGGTCAAGCAGGCGGTGCATTTCACGGGTACGGTAGTCGTGGGTGGAGTTCCAGCGCTTTTTGACCTCGATGCCCAAAGCCTGGGCGTTGCGCATCTGCTGCAAAGCCCCAGCATTCTGGGCGCTGGTGAGGGCTGTGATGGCGTTGTTCATGGCCCAGTGGATCTCCGTGTCAGCCATGCCGTTGACGGCCTGCACGGCGATGTCGTGGACGCTCTTGCCCTGCACGATGCCCTGCATGACGTAGCGGTTGAATACCTTTGCATCATAGGTTTTGTTGCTCTCGCTTTTGATGCGCTTGTTGGGCACAAGCCGTGGGCGCTCCTGCAAAAGCAACCGCACCGCCTCGGCGTTGTACAGGGTCAGCCCGAACGTCACGCCTGCGGCCTGTTCCAGCTCGTAGAAAGCCCAGTTTGCGCCAAAGGAAAAGATGTTGTATTGCTCATCCCGGGCCAGCTTGTAGGCCGTCTCTTGGGCCGTGGTGCAGGTCTGGGTGATGCCGTCCAGCTTTTGGTGCATCAAATCGGACTGAAAGACCTGATTTTGCAGCCAGATGCGGTAGTCCTCTTCGGTGATCTCGCCTGCATCCAGCTGCGCCCGTTTGCGCTCGTCCAGTGCTTTGTACTTGGCCAGAAACTCGGTCAGCTGCTTCTGCATCTCCCGGCGGGCAGTGCCGTACACCCGGAGAATGCGGCGGCGCAGGCGGTTCAGCTGGCGGGTAGAGATGCGGTCACGGTCGTTCATAAGCCAATCGCCTGCGCAACAGCCAGAAACAGCCCGGCAACAATCGCAATGTCAGCAACAAAAAGGATTGCATCGGCCATTCTATCTGGGTCATGTCTCATTTTTTGCCCCTTCCTCCTCGTCCACGGTCTCCCGTATTGCGCTCTCAGCCATCAGCGCGGCCTTGGCCTGCTCCTTTTGTTCCGGGGTCAGGTTGGGCAGCAGGTCGATCGCCATGTCCTGCCCGATGATCGGTGCTTCAGAAATCACCATGCTGACCTGTTCGGCGGTGTTGGTGATCTTGCTGCGGGTAAAAATCGGGGACACGTCGCCCAACCCAGCCAGCTTGCAAATCTGCTGAATAAATGGCGTGAGTTGTGCCTCGAAATCATCCGCGTTGTGATTCAGCGGCTCATAGGCCGCGTCCAGATGGTCGTTTGTGCTATCTGCGCTTACGCAATGTACATCCAGCCCGCCGAAGTCCTCATAAGACCGGCTGTGCAGCAGGTCAAGCAGCGTACTCCGGGCCGTGACGGGGATTTCGGTGGTGTAGGGCTGCACCTTGCCGCCGTCGCTGGTGTCGGCGTTGGCGACGTGGTAGAGGTTGAGCTGCTGCAAAAAGCCTTGCAGCTCGTCCTGCGTCATGCCTCCAAAGTTTTCGCACAGCCAGTAAATCTGCGCGCAGTCCTGCAGGTCATTGCAGAAGCCGGACATCACCAGATCGGTGTTGTCAATGTAGGCTTTCAGCCCCACAAGGGTGCTCTGGTGCAGGTCGGAGCCCCACAGCGGCACAATGGGAAGAGCGCTGTAGTTTTCGCCCTCTACGCTTTCAAGCCCGCCTCCGGGGGTGGTGACGGTCACGCTCTTGTATGCCTGCTTTGGCGTTGTCTCCTGCATCACATTGCCGATTTTGCTTTCCGTGTACTCGGTGAAGCCGTCCAGCTCATACAGGATGCAGTGCATATCCGTGTCCGGGTTCAGCCGCCAGAAGCGCACACCGGCCTGCAAGAGGCCTGTCTTTTCATCGTACAGGGGCGCGAACTCGGTCAGTTTGAAAACCACCAGATGGTCGTTATTCCAGAAGCCAAAGCTTTCGCCGTGGATGAGGGCAAAATACCCAGCCTTAAAAACCTGCTCGTCGAAGGTCGAGCCCAGCTTTAGCTTGTCGGTGCCATCGGCAAATGTGACGCCGTTGCCCAGCGAGTACGCTGCGCGCTGCTTGTTGAGCCGCCGGAACAGGTTGCTTTTGACCATATCCGGCCTCATGATGTCCCGGGTGTTGTTTGTCGCCCGCTTGAGCATCTCTGCATAGGCTGCGGCGAACTGCTCTGCGCCCGGGTTTTTCTGCCGGTCGTATAAATCAGCAGCCAGCGCACCAGTCCTGCCCGCCACCTGCGGGGAAGATTTGTGCTGCTGGATAAAATCCCATAGAAAATCTGTGAGCCGCCCTTCCTGCTGGGCCTGTTGGAATGTCTGAAACGTAAATGTAGCCACTTTTTATCCTCCGGCCCGCTTGACAAGGCGCTTCGTGCGTACAAAATACCGGATAGAGTCCATACAGTGGTCGTTTTCCTTGATGACCACATCTTCTCTGTCCGGATCCCATGCGTAAACGCCAAACTCCTGTATGGTACGTTTACACTCTCTGTATATTTTTAATCTGCCGGTTTGGAGCATTGTCTGAACGTCCAGAATGCCGCTCAGAACGTCGTTGTTTGCCGCCTGAATCGGGAGTCCGTTTTGCTTTAGCTCCGTGATAAGCGGCAGTGCAGACGGGTCAACGATGACCTTTTCTGGTTTTGTGCCGTTTAACCATCGCTTGAGGTCTGCAACATACTCACCCACGGTCTTCTGGCGTTTCTGTTCGCGCCCGCTGTAGTAATACTCGCGGGTCGCTATCCATGTGCCGGTGTCCGACTGCATCTGGAACAGCAAGAAAACCGTTGCGTTTTGCGTACCAAAGTCGCACGCCACATGCGCGCCCTTTGGTGACAACTCCGGCAGCTTGTCGATGATATGCTTTTGTCGGTCAAACATATCGTAGACAAGGCCCTCAGCCACCGTCCACAGGCCCAGAATGTAGCGCTGATAGAAAACGCCGCTGTACTGACTGCGGTAGCGCTCTTTGATGTCCTCGGCAAGTGACAGGTTGTCGTCCATCGTGAAATGGAGATACATCATCCTGCGGGAACGGCACTTGCGTACCCACTCGATATAAAACCAATGCTGCGGGCTGCCCGGGTTGCAGTTGAACCAGAACTTTGATCCGGTGACAGAGCAACGGGCTGTGGCCTGATTGACGAAGCTCTGCGGCATCAGGGCCACCTCGTCGAAGAATGCCCCGGCAAGGGTGATGCCCTGGATCAGGTCCTGGCTGCTCTCGTCCTTGCCGCCGAAAAAGTAAAACTCGTTGGTTCTGCCGCTCTTGCTGACGGTCATGCAGTTTTCGGCCCGGTGCTCCTTGACGCTGTAGCCACGGGCCGCAAGCTGTTGCTTGAGCGTGCCCAGCACGTTGCGCCGGAAGCTGGCGATGGTCTTGCCGCACATGGCAAACTGCTGGCCGCTGTAGCAGGTCATAGCCCACTGGACAAAAGAGAAGCTCATGGCAAAAGTCTTGCCCGAGCGGATAGCGCCATCGGCAATGATGCCGTTGTAGCCGCTGTATGCGCTCTGCGGTGTCCACCAGCTCAAGACCTGCTTTTGTCGCTGGCTGAGGGCTTTCCATCGAAAACCGTTACTTTTCCGCATTGTCGTCCTCTTCCTCTGGAAGCATCTCCACGTCATCCGGCGGGCTGATGTCTGCGGCAGCGCTCAGGGCCTCAAGCAGGCCATCGTCCGGGGCTTCTATGCCGCTCTGGTCTCCCAGCATAGCAAACTTGTCCACGATGGTGCCAAATGCCGTGGACAGCTGCGGCAGCGTCGCTTCTGCAATTTTGTTGGTGTCTGCCATCGCTTTCAGGTACAGCCCGAGAAGATCCTGTGCTTCCTCGCGCTTGCTGCCTAAGTAGGAAAGCATGTCCTGCGAATTTTCCCGCTTTTTTTGTGCACACAAACGCGCACTCTCCGGGTCTTCCTTCACGACTTTCTTAACCGTCGCGTCTGAGACATCGTTCAACTTTGCAGCGGCGCGGTAGCTTTGGAGTTGCACATAGTCAGCAACGATCTTCTTTTTTTGCTTATCTGTCAGCCGCCGTGCGCCCACCGCCATCACCTCTCTAAACTCATGCAAAAGAAAAACCGCCCGGAAATCCGAACGGTCAAAATATTGAATGTGCCGCTTGCAGGGCTCGAACCTGCACACGTCCGATTATGAGCCGGATGCTCTGGCCGACTGAGCTAAAGCGGCATAAGAAAAACCAGCTTTGCTGCATGGAGCTCATCATGCAAAAAGCTGGTTTTTAATTGTATTGTATCATCAGCGGTTAATCCGCACGGATAGCAGGCCGTGCTCCTTGGATACAGCCACGGCCTCCGATCTCTGCCCGAGGCTCGCGTTTTGTGTGGTCTGCACGGAAACCGAAACGCCGCGCATAGCGCACAAAGTGGCTTTCTTTGTTGCTGATCGGTAAGGCCGAGAGGATAAGGCCAGCGCCGAGACGCGTCAAAAACTTTGCCATGTCGCAAATCAGTTCTTTCAAGCGCTCAAACATTTGTATGCCTCCTCTCCAAAAGTGTCCACAGTGGACACTCTAAAATCACGCTAGCCGCCAGCTGGATTTGAACCAGCACCCACGGAATGGATGTGCGCAGTGGTTGGCTGTGCAGTGATGTTCCCGTGGTGTCACCAACGTTGTCCCGCCTTAAATGGGCGGCGCTCTGCCAGTTGAGCTATGGCGGCATAAAATAAGCGGCTCCATGTCGGTGAACCGCTGCATCTGGAACTTTCGCGGCCAGATGCCCCGCTATACGCTGCGCCTGCGCCCATTTGCCTGCGCAGCGTCTGGCATTCCCGGCAGGGCCCGAGCCTGCAGCCTTTGGTTTTGGAGACCAACGCTCTACCGATTGAGCTACGGGAATATAAAAAGCCGCCCTTGGAATCGAACCAGCCGTGTCTACACACACGCGCCGCGCTCCAAACTGCGCTCAGGCGGCCATATAGCAAATAAAAACAGCCCACGGTTCGCCGCCGGGGCTGTTGTTTGACGCACATCCCGTCGGGAAGTCTACCCACACCCTCGGGGATTCAAAGCTTTCTCTCGTGGCACGGGAGGTTAAGCGTGCAGCTTTGTGGGGGATGAGTCCATGCGCCATACGGTGCGATACGGCGGAATCGAACCGCCTCCTGTCTCTCGTGAGCGACAGGCTGCCTTTGTGTCAGTGTATCGCATAGAAGCAGCCCGCAAAACGGTGAAGGAGAACAGGAAAGCATGAAAACCTGTCACAAGGAAGGAACCGTTCTGGAGGCTGCGTGGCAAGCGGCTACCGCTTAGCGCTGAACCGCTTATTAGAATTTTACATCCAAGCTTGCAGACTTGAAAAGAGCTGACCCCTTCCAAAATCACGCTGTGTTTTCTTGTGCATGTTGTACACTTTGCACGTCAGAAAATTCGTCCCATATTTCAGCCAAGGCCATGCATCCGCGTTTGATTCGCCGGTAGACCACATCTGCCCCGCATACGCCGACCTCTTTTGCGATTTCCTTGTGAGACTTGCCCATGACATAGTGCTCGCAAATCGCTTCGGCGCATTCCGGCTCGGCTATCAGGCAGTATGCCCGCCGGGTGGCCTCGACACGCAGATTACACAGGTCCGTCTCCATCCTCTGAAGCTGTCGGCGCTCGGTGTCCAACTGCTCTACAGCGAAGCCCACCTTGTCCCCATTGCCGCCACCCGCAGGCATCCCGCTTAGGCTCTGGGTGCATTTTTCTGCCACGTCCCGGATACGTTGTATTTTTTGCTTCTGGACTTCGATAGCTGCCGCAAGGTCTCGGCACTGCTGAAACCACGCCTTGACGGCGCGGTAGTCCACGCCGCTGTCCGACTTTGGTCTGTCGGTGTCAGGTGTCCTTGTGTGGATCATGCGTGCTCCTTTCTTTGAAATCGCAGCAATATTCAGGCGGATTTATGTATCCTTCGTCTTTGTCGTTGCCCTGACAGATATAGTGATACCCGGATTCTGACGCCGCAAATTTTTGCTTTAAGTATACGCACCGGTCGCAAAGGCAAGGTTTCTTGCGGTTGAGCCACCGCTTGAAATATTCAATCGGGTCACCATCACTAAGAATAAACCAGATGAAAAGCCCTGCAAGTGTTGCCATGAGCGGCGTGCTTGCAACTTCAAATAGCATATCAAGCATTTTATCTCTCCATTTCTTCAATCTCAATTTCCACCCTCGGGTTCTTTCGATCAAGCTCCACCCGGCTGCCATTGTGGGCGGCAACGATTCGGCTGTTGTCATCCTCCAGTACGCGGGCTTTTACCAGAATGTCTGTTGTGGCCTCGATGAGGTTCGCCAGATCGACCCGCCGGGCGGTTTTCATGTAGTACACGCACCTCACGTTCACGCGGGCAGAGATGGGGCTACGCGGCCTTTTGATTTGCCGCAGGCAGTCCGTCTCATAATCCACGTAGGCTTTGCTAGGGGCCACAAAGCGCCCGCCTGAGCGGCTTTTGAGGATGCGGGCAGAGTTCTTCTTGGTTCGCGGGTCGCCGTAAAGGGTCAAGTGCATGTGTTTTTCGCCCATCTGCTTACCCCCACTGTTCAGACATGGCTTTTGCAATGCCTGGCGCAGTTTTGCTTCTGGCTTTTGCCCGGCCCTCTTGGCCGTTGGACGTGCCGCGAATGCCTTCGCACCAACTGATTTTCTTGCTCTTTTCCCCATTTGAGACGTAAATGGGCTCTGGCGCGGGAAGGTTGTTTTTTCGTTCCAGAGGCGGCAGGTTTTTCAACCAAAGGCAAGTGCGCTTTGTGTGATAATTCTCCGTGTCCGCTTCGCTTTCGGCAAAGTAATACGGATGAATGATCTGGTCAGCTTTCCTGTACGCCGTGTTCATGATGCCAACAGGGTTCTCGACTGCAATTTTGGGGACATCTGCCAACATGAACTGCATAAAGAAAATTGCGGCTTTTACACGCTCTTCCCACCGGGCAACAACCTTTTCCGCCGGGGTGACACGCAAGCTGAAAGAGCGTGTTGCCGCGTTGCTCAGATATGTGCAAGGCGGGTGTGCAATGAGCATGTCCCACTTGCCAACGTCATGCGTTACGCCGTCCATCGTCACGACTTGCCCCCCCCTTCAGAGCCTTGAGCGCATCTCCAAGAATATGCCACTCGGGATGACCGCCGGACGGCTCCTGAATATCGCAGGAGTAGGCTTCGTGACCTTTTGCCCGAAACGCCTTGCATACTTCCTGCGATTCCTCACAGGCGATAAGTACTTTCATCTGTCCGCTCCTCCGTTCGCTCCCATGTACTTCTTGCGGCCCCGCTCCCGGTGACGGTCCTCGTGGTCGTAGTGGTAGACCTTGCCTGTGTCCAGCATCTCGCGGGTGTAAGCGGCTTCTGCGCCGCGCTGACGCTTGTACTCGGCGTACTTCGGGCAGCTGTCGTGACAGATCGGATGCCGGTCTGGGCAGTCTTTGCAGGGTTCAAGTTTTACCATCGGTCTGCACCCCGCTGTCACCATTGAGCATGTAACCAATGCGGGTCAGTATGGTATCCAGCACCTGAACCGTTTGCTCTGCCCTGATTGCGTACGAGTACCCCCAATTTCCGCTCCCGGCCAGCCCGTCTTTCCAGTCGGTCAGGTACTTTTTCATAGATTTCGCGTCAATCACAGGCACTGCCGGTTCATCTTCCAGCACATCCATCGCGTCCATAATCTGACACGCGCGGCATCTTACGCCGTTGTAATGTTCGCAGCCACAGCAATATGCCGCTTTGATGTTTGCTATGGCTTTTTCACGGTCGATAAATTCGTTCATTTTTCAATCTCCCTCTTTGTCAGTTCGCTCGCCCGCAGCTTTGCAGCTTCACGCGGGGCAGTCTTTACACGGCGTCATTGTCATTTCAGCACCTCCGTTCTCACCGGTTTGATGTCCCGATACTCGGGGTAATGGTCGCCCGCCAGCTGGCAGGCCCGGAACTCTGCCGCAAACTGACTCGCGGCGTTGATGCGGTATGTAAGCGCCGCGTTCCCGTGCGGGCCGCTGCACTCTACGATGACTTTGTATCTAGGCATTTCGTCCTCCGTTCTGGTTTTCCTGCCCAAGAAGCTTTCTTTCTGCCCTGGACTTGAGCATCCGGGTGCGAGCAGCAAGGCAGCGCTTTACCAGAATCTGCTCGCCCCGGGCCTTTTCGATGGCCTTCTTCCACGCCGGGAGAAGCTGGCTCTGCCAGCTGCACTCCGAAATCACCTCGTGGAATGTCTTATAGGCCATCTCATCCGGCACATCCTTGAGCGATGAGTTCGCCCAGATCTCCGCGATGCTTGCTCGGTTCTCTGCGGTCTGAGGCCGTCCAAAATAGGCCTCAGCGTCCGCAAGGAGCTTTGTCATCATCTCCACTGTCACGGTTTCACCCCCTTGAAAATATTTGCGTATGCTTCTGCGGTGCTTTCTGTGGCCTGTTTCCCGCGAGGCTGCTCTTGTCGGCGCTGCTCATTCGCTGCCACGTCCCCCGGGGTGCGTATCCCGTCCCGCTGCCAGCCAGACAGGATGCCGTTGATGTAGTTCCACGAGCGCTTCCCGGCCTCTGCGGCCTTGTCGATCGCCAGCAAAATCATCTCCGTGCTGTACTCCTGCCGCCATTTTTGCAGTTTTTCAAGCGCCGAACGCGGGAAGTCGCCGATAGAACGTTGGTAATGCTGGACGATTTTTGATAACTCCATATCAACGGCGGCGGTGTTATCGCGCTTTACAACATCTACATCCCCATCTACATCTACATCTCCATTTACATCTACATCTACAGTTATTTTTGTTATGTCGTCATTAACATTGTTATCGTTTGTTATCTTTGTTATGTCGTCAGGCTTTCCCCAGCGCTTTGCCATACCGCGTTTTCCGGCGTTGCTGCGTTTCTTGCGGGTTTCATCCCATTTTTCAGACGCCCGTTTTACGTCGCTGCACATAAATTTCCAGTTGCCACGCATCCCACGGTCTGAAAATTCGGGCTCTTCTCCGGTTTTGGCATACCGTGCAAGAGCTCGCATCAACTGCCCAACCTCTGCGTCAGAGTATTCTTCCAGCGCATCGAACCAACTCAGATACGCCACAAATGACTTTTTATCGTCCTGCGCCACTCAATCACCTCCTTTGCGCGCCCGTATAGCCAGATAGCGCAGCTCTCGGCTTAGAACGGGAGGTCTTCGCTGTCGTCGATGACCGAAAAGTCGTCTGAGCTGCCCTGCGAATACTCCGGCACGTTCTGAGGCTTCTGCGGGGCGCTGTGAGCGGTGTTTGCTTCGCGCACATGATTTTGCGTCTGCTGGTCAAAATCGCGCACAGCGGGCTTCTCTGCGGCCTTTCCGCCGCAAAAGCTCACCTGCGACGCAAGAACCTCGGTAGCCGTGCGGTTGTTGCCGTTCTTGTCCTGGTACTGACGGGTCTGCAGGCTGCCTTCGATGGCGATCATGCTGCCCTTCTGGAAATACTTGGAGACGAACTCGGCGGTCTGCCGCCACGCGGTGACGTCGATAAAATCAGCCTTGCGCTCTTCGCCCTGCCGGGCAAAGCTGCGGTCAACCGCGATGCGGAAGCTGCACACGTTGGTGCCGGACCGGGTGGTCTTGAGCTCCGGGTCGTAAACCAGACGGCCCATCAATGCTACGATGTTAAGCATGAGACATTCCTCCATCTTCTTTCGGCTGTTTCTTTGCGCATTCTACGCAGAGTATACGTCCATATTTTGCCTTGCTTCGTTCCGCCGCCTGCTCAGCAGTCATCTTTTTCCCGTCCTTGGTTTTGATGCCGATGATTTTCTTTCCGCAGCAGGCGCACACCGGGGCGGGAATGTCCGGAAGCGGGGTGTACTTGGTGGAGTCATCCTTCCAGTACACGTTCGCGCCGATTCCAAGCGCCTTGCAGGCCACGCTCTGGGCATCCGTATACGCCTTTTTGTAAGCGTCATCATCCGTTCGGAGCCCGCCGGATTCCATCGCGATCAGCATAGAGCCGCCCACTCCGGGGATGGGGGCGCTCCACGCTTCCCCATCGTCCTGCCTGACGTACAGATTCGTAAAGCACTGCACGACAACTTCACCCTTTGCTCCGGTCTTTTCCTCGAACACCGGCGGGTCGAACTTCCAGCCCGTACCAGCCGGGCCAAAAAGCTCAGTCAGCTTCTTGATGCGCCACATGGGGTTAATGTCGGTCTTGCCCTTCAGGCGGCCTGCTGCGATAGGCTTCTGGGCGTCTTTGGGGACTTCCCGGCACTGCTCGTAAATGGTCATTTTATCCATGATCGTATGTCACCTCATCCATCCCGTGTACCCGGCACAGATCTGCCAGCCACCCAAAACCAGAATTGTATGCCGCCTCAATGTTGCCCATCACGTCATCTAACCCGCCGGTCTGGGTGGAGCTGATAAGCGGGAAGGCGTTCGATTCATCTGCCAAAGCAACTACGGTTTCCAGCGCCGAAGCTGCTGTGCCGAGGCTGTACTCTGCATCCGAAATGGCTTTTGCATATCCCGTCGGAGACATCCCATAATCTAATCTGCCAGGATAAAAACGGTCTTCCGCGTCGGTCGCAAGCATCATCTGGCTTACGCTCATCAAGAGGCTTGCGCATTTCGTAAGCTCTGCTGCTGCCCGATGCTTGAGCGCAAGATTCCATTCGGGGACGCTGACTGCATACCGCAGAACCGCTTTGCGGCGTTCCTTTTGTTCTAGGGTCATGTATGTCACCTCTGGTAAACCTTCTGCCGGTGCTCGTCCATAACGACGTACAGACGGCCCGGCTTTTCTGCTGCCAGCTGGTCGGCGTACTGGATGCCCGCCAGCGTGTTCGGCATGGGGATTTCGTTGACAAAACGCAAATCCGCGTCAAAAATCTGTACCGTGCTCACCTTTTTCTTCTCCTTCTTCTGGTGGATGTGCCGCATCCGCTCCGGCTGACGATTATGCCAGCGAATCTCTGCGGCTCGCATATATCTACCGTTCATATTCTTGTTCCCTTTTTGTCTTTTTGCAGTAACGGCGAAGCGGAGGGAGACAGTCAACCTCCGCACGATCAATGCGCTCCTGCTCAAAAATGTACTTGTACGGGCGCTTTTTTCCATGGCGTCGGTGTCCAACGGTAGACACAAAGCTGTTGGCGGTCTTGTATCCAAGCTTTGCAGCGCACATGGAGGACGTTCCGGCAGCCACTACCTCACCGGTCTTGGCGCTATACACGGTGTACCATGTAATATAGTGGATGTAATCAGCCATGTGCGACATCCTCCGCATCGTGGAGAGCTGTGAGCAGCCCATCTGCTGCCGCGCTATAGACCTCTGATTTTTCCCGGCAGATGACCCGCAGCCAGATGTCTCCCGTGAGCGCGGACTCCGTTGCAAGCCGTGTGGCTGTTTTCAGGTACTCTTCGGCCTGCTGCCGAATCAACTCTTCCAGCTTCATGCGCCCTTCTCCTCATCCTGCGGATACTCCGGGTTCCGGGCATGGTTGCGGACGATTTTGCTGTAGCCGCTGCGCTTATATCGTTTGTTGTCCTCATGCATCCCATAAAACGACATTGTCAGCCCGGCAGTGGATGCAACAATAATCCAAGGAGCGGCATGTGCAGCCTCGGCGATGTCCCAGCCGCCCCAGTAAACCAGCGCAACGGCCAGCCAGGAGCAGGCCCAGCGCCATACCTGCACCGCGCCGATGATTGCCAGTAAAGCCAGCCCGTCCAGCGCTAAGATGAGCCGAAAATTCATCGGTTTCTTTCTCATTCTCTCGGTTCCTCCTTTGTATAAACCTTTTCGAGCTTGTAAAAGTCCTTCACCCACGCCATAAATCCGGCGCGGGAGATGTCCGGGCAAGGCTCTTTTGTTCCTACGGACGGGATTGCCCAACCGGTAAACAGCCCCGCCTGGATCTGTGCTCCCAAGACCTTTTCGGTCTTTGAGATGTTGTTGTCCCGAAGGATCTGGACGCATTCGCCTATCGTAAGGCTCGGCTTTTGCATGGCGCGCTCCTTTCTTTCAATTTGGTTTTTCAGTGGTTTTCACGGCTCTGCCTCCGCAAACTCACCATTTTCGAGCGTGTACCAGACGTTTTCCTTGATATGAGCACCGTCTACTTTTGCCATCTTTGCCCACAGCATATTGCCGTCATCGTCGTACTCAGTCAGCACCAGATAGCAGCCCAGTGCGCCGCACGCCTTACCGCAAACACCGTTTACAACGGCAATGCTATCTTTGCCGTCTGCTTTTGCTCTGCAATAATCCCCAGTGGCTGCCGCCGTGCTGTAATCGCCGCTGGAGCCCGCCGTGCTGTAATTGCCGCTGGAGCCCGCCGTGCTGTAATTGCCGCTGGAGCCCGCCGTGCTGGAATTGCCGCTGGAGCCCGCCGTGCTGGAATAGCCGCTGGAGCCCGCCGTGCTGGAATAGCCGCTGGAGCCCGCCGTGCTG